GCAGACACGGCAAAGGCTGTTGATGGGAATGAAGCAACCAGATGGCTCACCGCAGGACCAACAACGCTTACATGGAACTTTGCTCAACCGGTAACACGGACGCAGGTTTATTTGAGTTCAGGATTCAATGGTGGCAGTCCAAACCAGACATTGACGCTGACTGTTGATGGCGTGAATGTGCCTTTGGGATTTGACAAGAAAATAAAGTTCACTAAGGCCATCAACGTAACTGGGAAGCGGTTTGTGCTGACAACAACAGGAACAAGTAATATCAGCCGGATTTTTGAAGTAAGTTTGAAATGACACCTAATGACGGCCCGGAAAGACGGGCAAATGGTGGAGGGGCGTAATGAGGCAAGGATGCCGAGGCCCGTGTGGTTGCTATTTCGGTTCGATTCCGGACTCCACCGCTTAATATGGGTTGAAAAGATAAACGCCTCTGCCGTTGGTAGGGGCTTTTTTACTCACCCTTTGTCGGTGGTTGGGATTCAATCCGATTCCGTTTTTTGACCATATCCCAAAAACCAGTAATAAACTGACCAAGGACATAGATCAGGATGGCATCGGACTTGTCTATCTTTTCGAATTTATAGAGCCATCCAAGGCCGAATAGAAGCCCTGCCGTCATCAGAGTGACAACGGCAAAGGTTATCGCTTCCATCCACCGTTGAAAGGTCATTACAGACCAGGGAATAATCCCTTGATCAGACCGCCAATAAATCGACCTCGTTTTTCTGCCCTCTCTGATTTTGGCCCTTTCGCCAAATTGACTGAATCGAGATACTGAACGCACAAGGCCAGATCATGAATCTGATGAGCCAATGAATCATTGTTATTCTGCAAGACCTGGATTCTGACCGACTGAACCAACATCAATGAATCAACCTTGCGGTCAATCTTGGTTCTTTTCTGAATATTGGATTGAATTTGATATTCAATTCCACCAAGGCCCATTGCAAGGACCGATAAGCCGATGATAACGTATTTCATAAAATTGATTTGATAAATTTTAAAAATCTATTCCAAAATGATAATCTGCGATGCCGGATGGCATCCCTTGCAATCAAAGGTTTGATCTGTGTTTCCCATTCCGGCTTACTCACATCCCTGACACGTTTATAGGTGTCCAAACTGGCATTGAAGCAACGCCAAACAAGCAGGATCAGCCAACCGTGATAGAACAAAAAGCCTTCGACCGATGAGAAACTTATATTCACATCAGCGAGTGAATACATCATACGCATTGACCAATACGAGCATTGATCACCAACGGCATGAAACGAATCCTGTCGCAGGTTGCAAACGAATGTGGTTAGTATCTTCATTATTTCGACCAAATAACGTGCGAAGGTAATGCAGGATCACAGTCAACGTGAATCCAATTTTTGTAAATTCCAATCCGGTTAAACCCGACCGCCTGAAGTGAGCAGAGAATCCTGTATCCTTCCGTTCCTGACGAATAGCCGATGTCAGCCGCCCAACCTTTCGTATGCGATGAATTCGGTTCACCACCGACCGCCTTGTTATGAGCCGGAGTCCTGAATCCTGAATTTATCTTAAAAGGAATTCCGCACAATGAACGGGCCTTGTCAAGTTTGAGTAAGAAGTCTGATTGCATAGCTGAACCTGAACCAGGCGCATCCTTCGAATCAAATTCCGAAAGAGTGAAATGTTTCATTTGTACCATGTCTGCAAATTTTAACCTAAAAATTATGTAATCAAAACGCCCTGAAAATCAGACGGATAAAAATTAATTGAAAAATATTTTACATTTCTTTTTAAAAATGTTTGCGGAATTAAAATAAGGTATTACCTTTGTCTCAACGAAAACAAGAAAACAAAAACAAAAATGACAATCGCATCTCAAATTCTTCAGCAACTAGGTGGTAACAAATTTATCGTAATGACCGGAGCCACTTGTTATTCAGACGGAAACACTTTAGTAGCAAAATTCAAAGGTTCTAAAATTGCAAACATCATGTATGTAACACTTAATGCAATGGATACTTACGATGTAAAAATCTGCAAGTTCAGAGGACTTGATGTAAAAACAATCAAAGAGGTGGAAGGAGCCTATTCTGATATGCTGAAATCAATATTTGAAAAAACAACAGGACTTTATACAAGTCTATAACCAAACCGGGGCTTCGGCCCCTTATTTTCAAACAATCAAAAAACAATCATGGAAAATTTACAACCTTATCAAATTGCTCAAGAAGCGATTCAAAGAACTGGACGAATGAATGTCCTTTTCAAATCACGCCACAGTCAGCCAGTTAGAGCCTGGTTGACCGCAAGAGAGCCACATCCGCAAGTGACTCCATACGATTTCTACCTGAACACCTCATACGGGTTCAAGTGTACCGTAAGTTTTGCTGACAAATGGTATCCAGGTATTCAACCGATCTTCTGATGCCTAAAGGAATCCCAAAAAACGGCCCTCGCAAAGCCGGATGCGGTCGAAAGTGTGGAGAGCCAACCACAACTATTGCGTTCCGTGTTCCGGTTCAATACGCAAGCGATTTGAAGGCAGCATTTAAGAATCTGCTTAACGAGATAAAAAAACAAGACCCTCTTAATTGAGGGTTTTTTTATATTTGCGAAAATGATTTCATTGTGGCCGAAAAAAAGTTCAAGAAAACAGTAGGAGACAAAACCGTCAAGTTCGGGGCGAAAGGTTACTCCATCGCACCCGGAACTCCAAAAGGTGACTCCTATTGTGCCAGATCAGCCGGAATAAAGAAATGCAAGAATCCACCCTGCCCGAATGACCTAAGCCGCCAAGCGTGGGGATGTGAGGGTAAGAAATCAGTAAAATCGAAAGCAGTCAAATTCAAACGAACTTAGAAAATGAAACCAGGATTGTACGCTAACATCAACGCAAAGAAGAAACGCATTGAAGCCGGATCAGGTGAGAAGATGAACCGTGTTGGATCAAAGGCCGCACCATCGGCATCGGACTTCAGACAAGCCGCTAAAACGGCAAAGAAGCCCACAAAGAAGAAATAGTCAATTCAAATCATTTACCGTGAGAACGGCACTACTTAAATATAATTATGGCAATTCAATCTGTTAAAATTTCAGATGTAAAATCGAATCCAAATAATCCGAGGCTGATCAAAGATGACAAGTTCACAAAGCTTGTCCAGTCCTTGAAAGACTTTCCAGAAATGGCAAATGTTCGTCCGATTGTAGTCAATCAGGACTTTGTTGTTTTAGGCGGCAATATGCGATTTAAGGCGATGAAAGAAGCCGGATGGAAAGAAGTACCGGTCGAAGTCGTTGATTGGACTGAAGAAAAGCAAAAGGAGTTTATTGTAAAGGATAATGTCGGCTTTGGTGAGTGGGATTGGTCAGATTTAGCCAATAATTGGGATGCTGATAAATTAGAAGAATGGGGTTTAGATATTCCCGGATTTGATAATGTTGATGATTTAGGAACTGAATTTAGTTTACCTGATGGCGATAAAGCACCATTTCAACAAATGACTTTTACTTTAGCTGATGAGCAAGCAGAGCAAATAAAAAATGCTATTGCTGACATTAAACAAACGGAAGAATATAAGTATGCCGAAACATTTGGTAATGAAAATTCAAACGGAAACGCACTTTATTTAATCGTTATGCAATGGGCAGAGCAAAGGACATAATCGTTAAGGTAATCCCGGCAAAGATTGCTAATGAGTTTGTAAAGAAGCATCACTATTCGGGTAAGGTAGTTCCTAACTCTACTTTACATTTTGGTGCATTTTTGGATGGCAAATTACATGGTGTTATGAGTTATGGCAATTCAATGGTAAAAACGAAGGTCATTCACTATGTAAAAAATACAGGTTGGAATGAATTTATAGAATTAAATAGAATGGCATTTGATGATTATTTGCCTAAAAATAGCGAAAGTAGATGTTTAAGTATATCCTTTATGCTGATTAAAAAAAATGCACCTCACGTAAAATGGATATTGAGTTTTAGCGATGGTAATTTAAGCGGAGATGGAACAATTTACAGAGCCAGTGGTTTTAAGTTGATTGGAGTAAATAAAAACACAAGTACATATCAGATGCCAAATGGTGAAGTTGTTTGCAGCTTAACAAGTTCAGCACATAGAACAAAAGAAAGTAATGGTAAAAGCGGCACGCAATGGATCAAAGATAATGGAGGCAAAAAACTTGACGGCTTCCAACTTCGCTACATTTACCTAATTGACAAATCATGCAAAATAACAGTTCCAATCCTGCCATTTAGCAAAATAGACGAAATGGGAGCAGGGATGTATAAAGGAAAAAAAATAACCCTCCAAGAAAGAAAACAAGCGATGGAAGTGTTACAGGTAGCACAGGCTGCATCCAGCAGTCAGGAGGGGTTCGATTCCACCCCATCGCTCAAAGGTACTTTACAAGGACAAAACAAGGATGCCAAGACCGGAGAATCTTGAAAAAGGTAAATGGAAAAAAGGCCAATCTGGAAACCCCAATGGCAGACCCAAAAAGATACCTGATCTTCGTGAACTATTGGCCAATGTTTTAGGTGATGAAAAGGACGGCAAGACCGCAGCCGAAGCAATCCTAATGGCAATACGCAACAAGGCCATTAAAGGTGATGTAAGGGCGGCTGAGTTGCTTCTCGATAGGGCTTACGGCAAGGCAGCACAACCGATTGAAACACCATCCACTTTAACCGTCACCATTTCCGGCCCGACACCACCGAGTGAATAACTCCTGATGTGCTAAGATTTCAGCCGGAACAAATTAGCATAACTAGTATAAAATGAAATGAATTATCATTTTGAACGCAACTTTTGGCTACGATGGTATTGGCCTTATGTAGAGACCCTCTACACGAAGGAAGGCCACTACGGGACAAGGCAATCCGCAAAGTCTCACAACATCGCCAGAAAGCTAATCTATCATTCCTTTCAGCCTTATCAGTTCAATGTGATTCATTCCATAAAGGTTTATTCAGACATTGAAGGTTCGACATTTACCCTCCTGACCAATCTGATTTATAAGAACTTCAAGAATGATTTTATCATCCGTAAAAATCACTTTGAAATCATCAACAAGCACACGGGTAATTGGTTCAGAGGATTGGGGATGGACAAGGCCGAAAAAGGTAAAGGTGTGGAAGGGGCGAACATTGCATGGTTAAACGAAGCTAACCAGTTTACCCGGGAAGATGTTGATTACATCGACACAACCTTGCGAGGGGAGACAGGCGTTCCTATATCCTTGATAATGGACTGGAACCCTGAATCAATCAATCATTGGCTCAAACGTGAAGTAGATGAAAACAAGGACAAACCGGATTGCTTGTTCCACAAGTCAACCTTCTGGGATAATTACACCATCGACCGGGATGCACTACATGAACGCCTATTGCGGATCAAAGGTCACGGTCTGGAAGGCGAGAGAAGATATAAGGTTTGGGCGTTGGGCGATTGGGGAGTTGAAGACATTGATTCGACCTTTGCATATTCATTCGAGGCTGATAAGCACGTTGTAAAGGGCAGGATCAACATCAATCCTCAGTTTGAGATATACCTATCATTTGACTTTAACGTGACCAACACCTGCGGAGTGTATCAGTTTCTGAAGAACGTGAAGGGTCAGAAATACTATGCAACAATCAATAAGATTAAGACCTACCGAATCGGGGATCTGAAAATACTTTGTGAAACAATCAAAGCCGAATTCCCAAAGGCAAAGTTTATTATCAACGGGGATGCATCCGGGCAGAACAAGTCAGCCTTCACCTCGGATAACATCTCAGCCTACACAGCCATTAAATCACATCTGCAACTAAATGATATGCAAATTCAGGTCGCACCTGCTAACCCATCACACATCCAGTCCAGAGTCATCACTAACATGGTTTTGCAGCGTTGTAATGTCAGGATAGCTGAAGAAAATGACCTGCTGATTGAGGATTTAAAACAAGCACAGGTCGACCGAAAAGGAAGTCTTGACCCGTGGAAGCTAAAGAACCCGAACCTATCGCACAGTCTGGATGAGTTCAGATATTTTGTTTTCACTAATTTTCACGAAATTGCAACCGATTACGAAATTGATTGAACAATATGAACTGCTGCAATACCTGTTACTCCATCTGTGAGCCTCTGATTAGTTGCTTTGAGGATTTGATTATCTACGTTCCAATAGGATACCTGGAGGACCAGATTAAAGTCAGGATTAAGAACGGACAAGGCCATGTCACTTATCAGACCTTGGATGTCCTCGGTGGTACTCACGTTGAGATCAATGTTGAAACGGCAGCAATCCCGCAAGGGTTCTTTTCCGGCTATGGTGGCCCGTATGAAATCCGGTTCTTGAATCCATCCTTGCAGGAATTGCAATTTGTTGCAGTTGACGGAAAGATGTATAATTGCATTTCATTCAATATTGCAAACGGATCAACAGATGAGACGGTTGCTTTCGTGAATGCATTTTACAACGAACTGCCGGAAGGTTACTGATATGAGAATAGTAAACGGTCTTAAAGTATTCACCCATGACGAGGCGGTTGATATGCTGAATCAGGATGAACCGAAGCCAGACAACGACACTAAATCAGCGTTCAAAATCCTATTGATTCTTTCAATCGTTGTCATCCTTGCAATCCTTTTGTTTTAACCAACCATGAACAACTATGAATCAAATTGTGGCGGCAAGCGGAGAGGATGCTGCATTATTGGCCCTATTTCAGATAGCGATTCTGGCAGCAATGCTATCATTGTTCTTCGACTATTTAATGGATCATATGCCGCCTTTCCAATGGTATCTCAGCCAGTTAAGCCAACTGCCCGAAAACATCGCAAAGCCTCTCGGTGAATGCCTGTTCTGTTCGGGGGCATGGCAATACCTTATCATATCAATTTTCCTCTTTAATCAACCTTTATGGCTTTCAATATTTGGCCTTGGAATAAACCATCTGGCACTCAAACTACTGGCATTCTTACGCAGCAAGATCAATCTGTAACACCGCAATACAATGGGACTGCCGACCGTAAACATTGGGATAAGATCAAGTTTGCTTTCACTTCTGGAAACCGGAACTACTTCTGTTTTGGGCATGATATTAATATCCCATACGAACGGATGCATGCAGCCATTGACATCTACCGGGAGTTGGATGCGGCAGTTAATCCGGTTTATCTGGATAGCCATTGTAAAGCCGTTGATGCGGTCCTTGAATCCGAAAAGATCAAGACCAACAAGAAACTAATTGAGATCGGCATATTGAACGCCAGACTAAAGGAACGCAAAGAACTGGCCATCTCTGTCCAGATTCAAATCAAACTGGCAACGGTCAAGTATTTTGATGAGATTGAAAATCCGTTCAGTTATCAGCACGATTATAACAAGTCAAAGATCGAACATTGGGCTAAGTATGCCGATGTGCCTACTTTTTTTTTGAGTCTGCCGGAAAATCAATATCTGACTACTGGAGACGAATTACAGAGGAGTTTGAACACCTATTTAACGGGGGAAACTCTGATGAATTTAAAGATGTTAGAGCATCATATTACATTGTTAGCCTCCGAGACTTCAAACGCAGATTCAACGAAAATCTTAGCTTTGCAAAAGGAATGGGAACAGACCTTTCTCAATTGGTCGAACAACCCCTCTACACTTACTACCTGATGTACTCGCATTGGGTAGCATCACTGAAAGCTGACAAATCCAATGCGAAAAAATGAGTACCTTAAGTACCAATCAGATTGTTGTCGAATACATCATCAGAGAAGGTGATGTCAAGAAAGCCAAAGACGGGTTCGACAAGTTAACGGATGCCGAAACGGATGAGATTACAAATGCTCAAAAGCTAAACAATACTTTACGAACCACCGGAACTGAAGGTAAGAGATCAACTGATCAGGTTGCAGGTGGACTAAATAATGTTGGTGGTGCAGCAAGTAAACTAGGGCCGCTGATTGCCAAGGCTTTTTCTGTTGCTGCCGTAATTGCATTTGGTAAGCAAGTATTTGATACAACTGCTAAGTTTCAGCAATATCAAAAAGTTCTTGATTTTACATCTGGATCGCAAAAGCAAGGTGCAATTTCAATGCAATTTTTAAAGGACACATCTGATCGTCTTGGTATTTCTTTGATTGCTGCCGTTGAAGGGTTTAAAACATTATCTGGAGCTGCATCACAAGCAGGATTAACAAACAATCAGACTAGAGAAGTTTTTGACAATGTTGCAAAATCAGTTGCCGCATTTGGTCTAAGTTCAGAAGATGCTAAAGGAGTTTTTCTTGCATTGGGTCAAATCATATCAAAAGGAACAGTTCAGGCCGAAGAATTAAGAGGCCAGATTGGTGAACGTATACCAGGGGCATTTGCAATCGCAGCAAGGTCAATTGGTGTAACGGAAAGAGAATTAAATAAAATGCTTCAAACAGGTCAGGTGACTGCCAAAGATTTTATAATTCCTTTTACTAAAGAATTAGCAAAAGCCGCCTCCGCTGCCGATGGCCCTGATGGATTAACTCAAAAAGTAAATCGAATATCAAATGCTTTTGAAATTCTTAAAACTCGAATTGGACGAGGATTACTTGGTGAAACGGCATTGATTGGAAATCTTCTTGAAAAAGCATTGTTGTACGCCAATAAACTATTATCAAATGAAGGTGATAATCAAATTATTTTGGACACTAAAGCTTATGAAAAAGCTACTAGAGACGCAGCCAATGCAACCGATGAGGCATTGAAATCAAGTATTGCAAATTCAAATGCTAAGATCAGGAAATTAAAAGAAGAATTTGATTTGTTAAATGAAAGGATCGCTTACGATGGCGAACTTTCAAAAGAAGAAGAAAAACAACTAAATCGGCAAAGGCAATTAGTACTGCAACAACAAGCTTATCGAAATGGTCTTTTTGATGCCTTAAAAGCAAGAAAGCAAACTGCAACCGAAACAATTGATTTAACCGATAAAGAAAAGAAAGCCATTGAAAAAAGACTCAATGACGAATACAAAAGAAAGGTAGAACTACTTGAATTAGACAGGCAAATCACGGCTGAAAAAATAAAACAAACGGTTGATGCTGATGGTCAGAAAATAGCCATGATGGAGTTGGAGTTTGCAACCAACTTGAAACTGCTCAAACTTTCAGAGGAATATCAAAAAGTAAAAACTAAGCAAGGCACATTCGAAGTTAAGGAAGCTAAAGACAAAGCAAAACTTCTTCCTGAAATTGTAAAGACTCAAAATGTCGAAATCACCCAGGAATACATTGATGCCGCAATTAAAGAACGTGATTTAAGGGTAAAAGGTGAGGAGGAAACACAACAACGCATTTACGATGCTAAACTGAAAGCCATTGAACGCAATAAATTGATTCAAGAGGCTACGATTGAATCCGAAAAAATAACTGGGGTAACCCGTGAAAAAGAAGCTTTTTTAAGAAGTGAAAAACTGATTCTAAATGAAATAGCTGCCAATGATGAAATCATAAAGTCAAATGATGAAGCCGCAAACAACGGGGTTGAATCAGCCTTGGATGCCAACGCTAAGATTCTTGCTGATAATGCAAAGCTTTACCGTGAACTGGCTGATTTGCGTAAAAAAGATGAGGATGACAGAAAGAAAAGAGATATTGAAATAGTTCAGGCCGCATCTCAGGTTGCCTCTGCCGTTCTGGATGGGTTTGTAAATCTGCAACAACAACAAACCCAAAAAGAACTAGCATCACTAAACAAAAAATACGAATCAGAACTCCGTCTGGCAGGTGACAATGAGCAGAAAGTGATGGAATTGAAAGAAAAGCAACGGCAACAAGAAAAGGCACTACGGACAAAGGAGTTTGAAGCACAACGGGCCGCAGCAATCGCACAGGTTATCTTCAAGACAGCACCAATCATCGCAGAATACTTCGTTACGGGATTCCTTGCACCTGCGGCCATTGCCGGACTTGCCATCGCAGCATCACAAATCGCATTCATCGCAGCCCAACCAGTACCGGAATTCAAAGAAGGAACGAAAGGTAAGCCCTTCAAAGGAGGAAAGGCGATTGTCGGTGAGATTGGTAAAGAGTGGGTTGTGACTACATCGGGAGCCGTTTACGAAACACCTGGTGTTGCTACCTTGGTCGACCTTCCAAAAGGCTCACAAGTAATCCCACATCACGAGGTCATCAAATCTGAACGGTTCATGGGTTCTAAGCTAATGAATCAGGGCCGTGGTGAGTCTGGAAATGGTCAATTGGTAGAAAGGCTAATCAGTATTGAAAACACCTTGTCAAAGCTGCCAATCACATCCCTGACGATGGATGAACGTGGGTTCACGAAGAAGATTCAAACCAAATCCAGAGAAACCAGAATCCTAAACAATCGTTTTGGTAATTAGTTCTTTTTGTTGCTACTTTGCGGACATAGGTTTTTTATCCATCTTTTTTGTTTTTTCGCTTGTTTTCAAAAAGCCCGGCTCATAAGGTCGGGTTTTTTGTTGCAAAATAGTTTGATAAGTAAATTATCTTATTTAGTTTTGTTGCAAATTAAAACAAACCAGAAAATGGCAAAGAAAACAGAAATCAAAAACATGGTTCAATTACGGGATTCACTTTTGGAAACCTACAACCAACTGAAGAATGGAGAAATTGGTACTAAAGAGGCCAAGGAAACCAGTAATCTATCTGGCAAAATTGTTTCAACCGTAAAGGCTCAGATGGAGTATTACGTGATGACTAAGGCTGATGGCAAGATAGATTTCATGGAATGTTAGCAGACGCAGTTTCTCTAATTTATGAACGCCTTTATTATCTCAATAAGGGCGTTCATATAAAACAAAAACCTTCTTTATTTATAAATATTGAAATAGATAGAGGGAGGTATCATTTTGATTTTGCAAATGTTTATTCCGATTTGTACAAAATCCCATTTCCTGACATGAGAATCTTTCCTAAGATTACGATTCGATTTGGATTTGAAAGAAGTGAATCAAAAAAACATCTTTTATTAACTGGGAAGGATTCGGTTGCCATACTTTTAGACTTAAAATCATTCCTAAAAATTGCAAATAAAGTTTGCAATAAAGTGGTTCTAAGCCGGCCATACCTTCTTGATAACGAAGTCAAAAAAGCGTACAAAAGGCATTATTTAGAGGCATATAAAAAGGGGTTTAACAATGCTGAAAGATTTAGTATAGATAAAATCAAAGAAGATTTTGTTTATTTGACAGAAGAAATGTATGCTAATTTTTCCGATTTGTATATTAAGTCAAAAGACCCTGATTTTAGGAGAAGGCTGAAAAACATGGATACTGAAGGCAAATCATATTTTGACTTTTTGCCAGAAACCAAAGAAGATGCAGAAAATTGGAAGGTTATAACTGACATCATTTCTCTTCATCAAAAAATTAAATCATTCGTTCAGGAAAAATCAACTTAAGGGCTTCGGCCCTTTTTTTATTTACCTTTGCTTCATGGCAGGATGGAAGTTCTATTTAAACAATATTCAGGTTGCTGAACCTATTGGGTTCGATGCAATCGAATTCACGGCCAAGCGGCTACCTTCTTACGGGATTGATTCGCCATTCTCAACTGAACTGACTTTCACCGGAAAGGCCGCAAACCTGATAAAGGCTGAATATGATGTTCACTACATCAATGCGGAAATAGCTATCCTGATTCAATCGGATGTCAACGTGAACGGTTCAGCGTATGCCTTTGTGGGGTTCCTGAATCTTTCGATTTACACCGAAAAAAACGTATGCGATACAAACGGATGGGAGATAACAGTTGGAATCATTGAAGACAATTTTAGAGAGCGATTCTTGTCTCGGCAAGGGGTTGAGATTGACCTTTTGGCCGCAAAGGACTTAAATGAAAACGTAATCACTCCGGTTGTACTGGATACGATTGTGACCCATTGTCAAGAGTTGTTCCTGATTGCCAATTGGAAAACCCTAACAGATACACAACAGACTTTTACAAATGATGATGAGAGTCGGGTTGTTTGGCCTTTTTATTTATTGTCAAATGATTTTTTAGGAAATTTTGGATCTGGATTTTCAGCACAAGGATTTACATATTTGACAACCAATGTTTATTTGGTTAATAATTCAGATTTTAACAGAACATTTAATATTCCATGCGGACAAGTAAAGGCCACTATTATCAATACTGGTCAGCCTGCAACATATCAGGTATTTACTGCAATCTACAATTCTGATGGAACTTTTGCCGATGTCCTTGAATTGGATTTAATTATTTTAGCAACCGGGGCAACGGGTGTTTTGCAATATCAATTTGCTGATTATAGTTTTATTTTAGAGCCAGGTCAACGGTTTCACATTTACATGGTTGGCTCTGTAAGTAGCCCTAACGTGACATACAATGCAACTTGGTTAAGTGCTGATAACTTTATATCAATCACCGAAAAGAATAGTCAAACATATGCCTCTACAACATTCGGTTTAAAAATATTCAATGCCCTCAGAAGGGCCGTTTATCTTTTAACTGGCGATCCAGATGGTTTGGTTTCTGATGTATTTACGCAAGATACTGGTTGTTTCTGGAATCATTTTATAACAACGGGTCTTTACATCCGTAATGCCGATGCGGTTACTGTTGCAATAAATGGATGCATAGGTGAAGGTGAATCGGGTCAGACATCAGCCATCAAAACATCCTTTGAAAAACTCTACGAAGGACTTGACCGGATATTCTGCCTTGGTTGGCAGTTCGAGCAAGACACTTATGGGGTTTGGAAGTTAAGAGTTGAAAAGGCCGATTACTTTTACAATAACACAGAGGTTGTTCAGTCATTCTTCAAGGTTGGTCAGATTGTCCAGAATGCAATGTCGGACAAGTTAGTCAACAACATCAAACTTGGTTACTCTGACAAGTTTAAGAACATTGCAATTTCAGCATTTACTGAAATCAACGCAGACCGGAATTACTTCATTGCCAATAAAGCAAGGGCAGACAATTCATCTGTTAGTCTGGACATCCGGTCTGACATCATAGCCTCTGGTTATGCGATTGAGTTTTACAGACGATTGCAGTTCCTTAGGGATGATTCAGGATCCTCTGATAGGCCCAATGATTACGACTTATTTATTATCTGGATTAATAGATACGAAGTAACCGTGTCAGAGGTTGAAGGATCGGGATATGATTTGCCAAACGAAACAGGCCCGAAAACTTATCCCCCTGGTACGGTCAGTTATGGTTCAAACTTCATCGCTGAATCAAACGGGCCAATTGACCGGGTTTACAATGTATTCAATTCACCTGCCCGTATTGCGGCTCGGTGGTGGAAAATATTGGGTATGCACACGTATGGTCTACCAACCGCAAAGGCGATCCTTGCCTTTCAGGTTGGGCAATATTTTACGGATTATTCCAGTCGGATTGATTCGACAAGTGAACCAGAGGATTGCATGGAGGTAATCAATGGTGCATCTGATGTACTCTTTGAAAATACCAACATCGGGCCGGACATTTTAGTTCCTGGCGAAGCGGAGTATCTCATGAAGCCGATTACGGTTGAATTCGATGCACCACAAACCCTTTGTTCATTCATTGACATGAGTTACAATGGCAACGGGTTAGTCAGGGTCACATCTGGGAGTCTTGAACTATTCGGATTCATTGATGATGCGACAAATAAACCGCAAGACCCTAATTCCGGCATATCAACTTTACGTTTAACTTTGGCAAACAAAATCGGAATCGATAAAGCCTTTTCAGATGGTTTTTCAGACGGATTTTCTTAAACGAATAAAAAACAATGGCAACAGCAAAATCATTACCGGAATTAAATTCACAGGTAGATAGTAATTTTCCTAATAACACCACGAAGTTAATCACTCCGACTTTACTCAGGGGTCAGCAAAAGGATTTTATCGTATCTACTCCTTATTCTTTTTTTGATGGCGTTCCGGGTGCAGGTCAAAATGTTGCAGCAGGGTATCTAATCGGAAAGAGCAGGATCATTGATTTTAATACTCAAATTGAGTACCTATATGATTCAGGAACAACTACCGCAGTTTGGACGGTAATTTCTTCTGGTGGAATGGTTTATCCAGGGATAGGTATTGCTAATTCAACTGGCTCTGCTTGGGGTACTTCATATTCAACAACCGGAAGTGGATCTGTTATTGCATTGGCTACAAGCCCTACGCTAACAACACCAGATATAGGGGTAGCTACCGGAACAAGCATCAATAAAGTAGCCATAACTGCCCCTGCAACTGGTGCTACATTAACAATTGCGGACGGTAAAACATTAACCGCATCCAATACACTAACCTTTACCGGAACAGATAGTTCTTCCGTAGCATTTGGTGCAGGAGGTACTGTGGCTTATATCGGATTGGCTAATAGTTGGACATCTGGCATTAAACAAACCTTTGCACCATCGGCAGCAACGGCAGGGGTGAATGTAGGTAGTGTTAGCGGTGATGTTTCTTCTCCGGCCAACGGGGATTTGTGGTATGATAGTACTGGCAATCTTCTTCGGGCAAGAATCAACGGGGCAAATGTTAGCCTTGGTGCAGGTGGTGGTTCTGGAACGGTAAATTCTGGAACTCAATATCAACTGGCTTATTATGCTACAACCGGAACGGCAGTAAGTGGATTAACGACCGGAACAAGTGGTCAGGTTCTTGCCTTAAGTGCCGGATTGATTCCTACCTGGACAACTCTGGGAACATCAACGACCTTGACAAACTTGGGTGCGGCCACCGCAAGTGCAACTTTAGCCAATGCTAATAGCACAATCACTTGGAATTGGAATAGTAACACAACAGCAAATGCTTTTGTTCTTGGCTCTACGGGTATTACATCTGGAAATTTATTAACTCTTGGCATATCAGGAAGCACGGCTACATCGGCAGACAACTTGGTTATCACGAACTCCTCAACAGCTAACACTTCGGGCAGAGGGTTGGACATTTCCATAACCGGAGCAACAGTAAGTGGAAACACTTTTGGTGCGTTTATTTCTAACACCAAAACAGGAGCGACATCAACCAACACGGCATTAAGCTTAACGGCTTCAGGAGGTACAACAAACTACGCTCTTGATGTTACGGCAGGTATTGTGAGGATGGCTGCATCAACGGCTTCTCTACCTCATATGTTGTTTACGGCAGGAGCAGCGGCCCTTACGGCAACCACAAACGGTATGCTTTCGTATGCCACGGTGAGTAGTAACTCTTCCTTTTATTTGTATAAAGACACTGGCGTAACTACAATCCTTACAACGGCTCGTAATCCAGACTTTGCCACAGGTTCAGCCTCTGGTGTACTTATTGCTGATACATCAGGAAATATAACAAAGTCAGCCGACTTGACAGCGTTAGGGATATTTAGCCAAACCTCAACAGTAACTGTAGCCAATATAGCAACCTCTACAACACTACTTGGAACATTAATTGGAAGCTCCACATTACCTGCCAGTTTCTTTGCAGTAGGTAAGACGATTAAGATATTTGTATCAGGAACTTATAACCAAGACTCAGGGAGTCAAGATTGTGCTTTACAATTGACCATCGGTGGTGTATCGGTTGGAACAATTACCTTTACTCACAATGGAGGTTTAACAACCGTATATTATGATGCAGAGTTTACATTAACTTGCAGAACCGTAGGAGCATCTGGAACACTTCAATTTTTGGGTATAGGAAGGTTAAATCATACCGGAACTGATTTAAAAAACTATTTTCAAGTAAGTAGTACATCTGGATCAATTAACACCACAGGAACACTTGCCATCGATTTGCAAGCCGATTGGGTGACCGCAAACGCTGCCAATTCTATTACTGCTTCAATTGTTACCGCTACCTACTTAAACTAATATGCCACTAACAGCACTAGGAGGACCGACCGGAACTTTACTTATAGGAGATGTCAGTACAGTTTTATTCCCTCAAATTTTACATCCAAAAGTGGCAGAATTTATAAACGTATTAAGTTCAAACTCTGTATCTCTTAACTTTACACAGGTTAATGCCTTGAACAATCTATACATAGGATTGGTGGCAAATGGATTGGATACTAAAATGTTGGCCTTATATCCATTTATTGGCGGTTCTGCAACGGCTCATAAATTTAATTTAATGGATGCAAGAGATGTAGATGCTGCTTTTAGGTTAAACTTTATTGGAGGATGGACGCATTCTTCTAATGGTGCAACGCCAAATGGGACAACAGGGTATGCAGATAGTTTTTTTACACCTTCACTTCATAATGCAGTAAATAGTTCTCACTTGACCTATTATTCAAGAACCTTGGTTTCTGAAAGTAAAATTGAAATTGGCTGTTATGGATCCGCTGGAGCTAGTTTTAATCAGATTGCTATTAGTTTTGGGGGTACAACATTTTGCAATCCAAATAATTCAGGGGCAGCAGCGGCAGTAAGTTTTGCATCAAATTCACAAGGTTTTTTTATTGCTTCAAGAACAAGTGCAACGGATGTGTACGGTCAAAGAAACTCAAGCCAAGTTACGGGAACTGCCGCTACTACAAGAGCAGCCAGAAAAATCTTTTTAGGTGCTTTAAATGATCCAGGACTTGGTCCATTTTATTTTTCAACCAAACAATGTGCATTCGCATCAATTGGCAATGGGCTGACATTAACTAATGGAATAGTCTTATATAATTTAGTCCAAGCTTACCAAACAACTTTAGGAAGACAAGTTTAAAATTATGACAACGAAACAATACCAAGGGTTCACCCTTTATCAAATCAGCAATCAGCCAACAATTCCAGAGATGGAGCGTTGGGTTAGTTGGTCTGGACTCGACATTGAATCCGATCCAGAATATGGATTCTACATCAAGATGAAGTATCGCTTGTGGGCATTCATAAACGATGTAGAAATCCCAATTGCCTCCGGTGCAATGTATGTAAGCCTCATTGCCGACAACACCACTTGCGTTGATCAAACAGGCGTGATTGTACCTTGCGGAACTCCCGACACTATCGGTGAGTATGATTACTACATGGCAATGATGTCAACTCCAATAGTCATTCAAGACTTTGTGGTAAGTAAGTTGTATTGGGCAGATGATCAAGGGCGTTTTAACACTTTTTAATTATGACAATCAAAATAAGCAAGGCAGCTCAATTGTACTTTGCCCTGAGTGATTTAACTAATAAAGAACTCTCATTTACAACCGCATACCGCATTAAACGCAATCTCGACCGATTGAAATCAATTGGTGAAAAGTACACGGAAGAATTGAATGCTGAATTTGAAACGATACTGCCAAAAAAGGAAGTGTATGCGGATGGCGAGTTAAAACAATACCACACAATTGCAGATTCAATAGTGTTCAAAAGATGGGATGAGTCGGGTGAAATGGAGGATTTGGATTTGAAAGTATTGTCTCTGGAAGGTGAAGATATGAAATTCTCTGCCCGTCAAATTGAAGCCCTTGAATCAATCTTAACATTCGAAATCTAATGGCACAGAAAACAAGAGAAGAACTTAATGCGGCCAATGCCGCCTTATTTGTCAACAACGAAACGGGTGACATCACACCGGATGAAGAAAGGGCATACAACGAGGATGTCAATGATTCCTTTGCGATTCGTTATGAGTTTGATGTAACCATTACAGACACGGCTGCAATTCAAGGGATGGCTACCAACCCAATTCTATTAGTAGAGGATGACGGAGTTAGTTATCTGCAATTGATTGCAGCTACTATTCTAATGATTGATGACGGCACGACTCAATATGACTTTACAGGTTATATGTCAATTATTGGCACGGTTGATAGTAATGTCAAAGCATTTACTGCCGCTATGAATGTGAGTATTGGCTCTGGCACAACATCTATATTAACCTTTCCGGTTAATTTGCCAAATACACATAATTTGTTTTTGACCTATAAAACAGCCGATAACTCAGGCGGTCTAGCACTCTCAGCGTTCTCTGATGCAACAGAAGGAGATTACAGTCTTAGAGTTTACGGAACGTACACTAAATTCCCAATCGCATAATGGGCAACGCACATCCTTTTTACCGATTCAGTCCGGCCAATGTCAATGGTGGCTTTGAACCAGGGTATAGTCTTCAATCAACCAAGTCAAAGGAATTCCAAGT